TTTCACGGGCTCGCCGGTTTCCACGCTGATCCACACGCCAGAGTCATCGTCCAGCATGCCGGTGTCCAGGGGTTGGCCGCGATCAAGGCGCAGGGTGCGCCGGTCGTGGCCATGAAATACGCGCCAGAACTGAACATGGGCAGGCACGGATGCGCGCACGACGTGGGCAATCCGCTGCATCTCTTGCGCCGTGGCTTGGCGACCCAGATTGATGTGCAAGCGGGCGCCGCTTTCTTCGACCTTGGCGGCATCAAAGCCCACCCAGGCCAGGGCACGCAGCACGCTGGCGGCGGTGCCGCGCGTGAACAGCCAGGGCCGCCCCTCGGACACCAGCTCGGGAACGCTTTCAAAGTAAGGGGCGAACTCTGCCAGGCCGTATTCGGCGGCATACCAGGGCATGAACGCAGCGGGCTCGCCTTCGCTGGGCGTTTTGAATGCATCGGCCAGCCCACCCCATGCCGGAAAGGTTTCATCCCATGCACGTTCAAGCGGCGTGGTTGACGGCGGCAGGATGTGCTGACGTTCCGTCATTCCACGCCCCCGTCAGTCAATTGAACAAGGCCCAACACCGGGTATTCGTTGGCGGCGATTGGCGACACCTCGGCGGGCGCTGCGGGGTCTGTGTAGCGCACGCTGGCTATGCCCGACACATGCAGCCGCGTGGTAATCCAGCTGCGGGACACGGGGCGGCCCAGGCGCGCGAACTCTGCAAGCGATGCCCCCAGGGCTGCCCGCACCTGGGAAACCAAGTCAATGGGCGCGCCGGCTTCCCGCGTGAGGGTGGCCTTAATGTTGATGGCTTTGGGCTGCGCAATGTCTACCGACACAGGAACGCCCAGGGGGCGGGCATCTTCTGCATTAAGCGCTGCCAGCACGGTTGCCGCTGTTGCCTCGGGGTCTGCGTCGGCAACCAGCCACAGCAGCACGGACACGCGCCCGGCCTGCGGCTGGGTGGCGATGGCATCGCGCACCGATTGCGAAGCGGTGAGCGCTGCCAGTTCGTAGTGCTCACGGGTTCCATTGCCAGCCAGGGCACGCACGCGCAGCTGGATGCGGCGCCGGTAGCGTTCATCGCTTTCACCATCCAGGCGGGCCAATCCATAGAAGGCGCCTTTGTGGTCAAGGTCGGCCCCGGTAGCAAAGGCCAGCAGGTGGGCCAGCGCTGCGTCGTTGACGCGGGCGCGGTAGAGCAGTTCGCGGTATGCGTGGGACTCCAGCAGCTTTACCACGGGGTCTGATTCCAACTGCAGGATTTCGTCAATGTTGGGCAGGTGCGGGCGCAAGCGCTCGGCAAAGTCTGCCTTTGCAGCGGCCAGAATGGCTTCGTACGACAGCGCCTCTACTACGCGGGGCGCTGGCAGTGTGGTGAGGTCAATCATGCAGCGCCCCCTGTGGTGTTGCCCAGTGGCACTGACAGCGTGAGCGGGGCCGATTCACGCCCGAAGGTGCCGACGTAGCTCCCGGTGATTTCCAGGGAGATGCGGCCCAGGCGCTCAGGGTCACGGGCGATGGACATGCGGTCCACCTTCAAACGCGGTTCCCACCGCATCAGCGCGGATGCAGCAGCAGCAAAGAAGCGCGTTTGCGTGGCCAGGTTGTCTGGCTTGTCGATGAGTGCCGGCACCAAGCTGCCGTATTCACGGCGCATGACGCGGCTACCGATGGGCGTTGAGAGAATGTCGCCAATGCTTTGTCGCAGGTGTGCCACCGCGTCCAGCCGCTGGCCTGTGGTGCGATTCATCATCAGTGCGGCCCCTTGGTGTCATCATCGCCCACCTTCACGCCACCATGAACATGGTTCATTAAGCTGATGCGTTGAGCCACGATGTCCACCGTGCTACTGATTCCGCCATCGCTGATGGTGAGCACAGCCCCGCCAACGCGCAATGCAATGCTGCCGGGCTCCATGGTGATGCTGCAGCCCGATCCAACTTCCAGCGTTATGCCTTCTTCAGTGTGGATGGTGTGGCGTCCGTCGCGGTATTCCGCAAAGTCCTTTTCACTCCACTGCGTGCGGTCCACGTCCTCGCCATCGCTGGGGGCGTCCATGCTGTCGCTGTAGGCGCCCAGCAGGGCCACCCCTTGCGAAAGGTCTCCACCGGGCGACAGCACCATGCACTGCTCGCCTTTGACGGGTGGCCACCATTTGCTGCCCTTCTTGCCGGCAGCGCGGCCCGCAATCCATGGCAGCCAGTCTGTCGTGTTGTCGCCCACCTTCACGCGGCAGCGCGCGGGCTTTTTGTGGCGCACCTCCACAACAGTGCCCAGGCGCGCAAGGTTCTCCATGCGGCGCGTGGTTTCTTGCGGGCTGTCTTGCTGGGGTGCGTTTTGAGGCATGCACTCATGGTGCAGCCGTGCGCGCGCGAATGCCAGCAGGTGCTGCTGTGGCTGCGCGCTTCACATTTTTTCGGGTCTGCGTCAGTCGGTGAAATGCGCCATCAATGCGTCACGCAGGCTGCTCGCGTCGTCTTCTGTGATGCCCAGCAACTCGCGGGCCGGGTATTTGTACTGCGGGCCGCCAGGGTTTACCGCGTCCGTTTCCCCGAAGTGGTGAACCCTGGCGATGCGCTGGGCGCGGCTCATGAACTCAACCACGGCGGCGCCGTCCTGGGCTTTGGCTTTGAGGGTCTTTTGCTGCCTCAGCTTTGCAAACATGGGCTTTCGCTGCTTGGCAGCCTGGCGCAGCTGCTCACGCTTGCCGCGCAGTGCCTGGGCTGGCTTCTTGCGTGGCTCCCACGCCTGGCCTTCGGGGTCTGTCTGGGCGCGCATGCGCTGGCTGTTGGCAGTGCGCAAGCGCCTGGCCATGTCCACCATAAGTCGGCGCTGCTGGGCGGGCTGCAGCTTGGCCAGCATGTCAGCGGCCCAGGTCTCAAGCGCTTGAAATTCAGCCATGGGTTACAGCGGAAAGCGTGATTTCTCTTGCGGCGCTGGAATGTCCCATTCCGCCAGCTTCTTGTCTTGCAGCCACAGTTCCCAATGCTCGGCCAGGCACTGGGCACCGGGCTGGCACGGTTCTTTGGGGTGCGTGACGTTGAAGCGCGTTGCGTGCTGCGGGTCAGGCTTCACTATGGCCCGCTCCGTCAGCGGCACGCGAATGCCAATATCCACCGCGCTGGTGTTGAGGTGTTCCACGCTGAACTCTACGCCCCGGCTCTGGCTTTTTGGGTTGTCCAGCACATCGGACTGGTTCACCCGCACCCATGCAAGGATGGGCACAAACAGGGCGTCTGTGTGGCCGGTGTAGTCCAGCACGGTAATCGCTGCGGTGTACCGGTATTCAAACGACAGGCCGCCCGCCAGGGTAGAAACTGCCGCGCCATCTGTGGCCATGACGATCAAGCGCTCCGGGTCGCGCTTCAGCTCTGGCACGGCGGATTCAATGAGGCTTCGCAGGCTTTGCAGCTTCCACATGGGCGAATCCTATTGCGCTGAGTCGATCATGGCGCGGGCGCTGTCGTAGGCGCGCTCGCAGGCAAGGCCACGGGCGCGGGCCGTGTCAGCAATGTGCGCCAGCTCTCCCGCTCTGTCGTCAGCACGTCGCTGCAGGTCGGCAAGCAGATCGGCGGGGCTGGTGTCTGGCGCGCACTGGCCGGCAGCGGCGCGAGCCTGGGCGGCGATACGGTGCTGGGTGAGGTAGTCGGCAAGCTCGCGCTGCATCCGGTTGCGAGCATCAATAGCGCGCAGGCGGCCAGCGTCAGCGGTCGCAATGGCAGCCTGTGCATCTGTGTCGGTCTTGCTGACTTCATCACGGTGGGTTCCTTCCAGCTTTCGATAGCGTTCTGAATTTTTGAGCGCGGCCTGGGCGGTGGCTGCGCGTTCGGTCTGCATGGTGGTTTCCGCGTGAGCGGCTTCCAGCTTTGCATCCGCAAGGCGTATGGTCTGCATCAGCAGGGCGAAGCCCAGGCCCAGCCCGAGGGCGATAGCGCTGTATTTCCAGGCGTTGGCGCGCAGGGTTGTCAACATGTCAGCAGATCCCGTGCGGGTGGCCGCCGCAGAAGGTGAAGTAAGCGGCGGCGATGGTGGCCACCGCCAGCACCACCAGCGCCAGCGCCACGATGGCCAGAACCTTGATGGCGCGCATCATTGCATCGCCATGCAGTCCGCATGCCTCTTTTGTTGCCGGGTCCACACCCCTTTGCAGCCCTTCGGCCCCCAGTTCTCGGGCAGCTTGCAATCCCGCCCGGCCTGAAAGCGCCAATCCAACAGCGCATAGCACGCGCGCACATACTCGCCGCGCAGCAGCCAAGTGCGGGGGGACTTCGGCTTTTGCCAATTGGTCATTCCAAACTGGCCCACCCAGTCGATATAGAGGTCGTATTCGCCCTGAAACAAGCGCACGCCCGGCAGGCTCTGCTTGAACTTGCTTTCTTCTTCGCTGTGAAGGTTGCGCGCCAGCTGTTGCGCGCGTTGGCGGGTTATGGGCGCATCGGTCAGGCGCACGGGCGTGCCGTCTTCGTAGCGCGTGGACCCGTGGCCGATGGTCGGCACGTCGCCAGCGGTTGGGATGTACGGGTGATGCACCACCACACCATCCGCCCGTGCGCTGGTGGGGCCGTCGCCTTCGCTGGCGGTCCAGGTCGCAAACCCGGCTGCCGACAGCGTGAGGGCGGCCACCGCTACGCGCATCAGGTTCTGGCGGGTGTCCATCACTCGCCCTTCACTTCCTGGCCGCTGGCAGCGCGATGCCAGCGCCACAGGAGCCAGCCGATCTGCAGCAACAGGTAAACGATGGTGAGGGCTGCCACCGTGTGGTTGATGGTCCAACCCTCTGCAATGGACTTCCCCACCACAAGAACGGGTGGCGCCGCTTTGGCTCCAGCCAGGTATGCGTCTTTGGCAATTTCGTTCGACATTTCTTAATCCCACAGGTAAACCATCGCCCGTGCGGGCTCTGTCGCTTTGACCAGGCGCACGGCCTGTCCTTCTGGTAGATCGGCGGCCAGCTTGGCCAGCCCCGGATTGGCGGCAAGGGTGGCTTCAACGTGGCCAGCTGTGCTGCCCAGCTGGCGCCATGCCAGGCCGTCCAGCGTTTCGTGCTGGTGCGCCCGCACGGTCGCACTTTGGGCGGTGGTGGTGCTCATAGCAATTCCGCAATCACGCGCGACTTGCCTTGCAGATCAGCAAGAGTCCAGCGCAGTTGCTGGTGGAATGAATCCACGCGCGTTTCCA